GTACGAAAAAGTAGTGTGTTGTAACGTTCATTCTGTGCATGACGGGTGCTAACATAGGGGCAAGTCTTATCATGACTTCGCTGTTGACCTTGAAGCTATCGCCGGGTACAACTTCTTGAAGCATTATAGGGGTTAATGTCCCCATTTTCATCGACATTTTACGTTCATGTCCTAAATCGAATTTGTTCTTTTTCGGTTGCGTTCCCGCAATTGATTGAAATATATTCATATTGTTTTAGATTTTAAGGTTTTGTTTATTTGTTGTATTCTGTGTTCAGTCTGACACTGTTGATACTGCCCGATTGAGGGTTGATTGAGATTTTGAATTCTGGTCTCTTCCTGAATTTGGAGATGTTTAAATTTCTCCATGTTAATTTTCTTAACTGCATCTTTTAGTATTTTAGATTTAAAGATTTTTTTTTTATAGTACTCAGGTAAAGCCTGAGTTTTTCCGTTTATTTGGACGGTTAGTTCTCTATTCTGAAGATGATATTTAGCATTCTTCTTGAGATAGTTCGCCCCTATTCCTTTGCTCATTAATGAGAAAGGTTTGAAGGGGTCTTTCGAGTTCGCACTGTATTGCTTCATTATGTATTTTGTAGTGTAAGCAATTGTTTTGACATTTGATGTCCCAATGTGTACAATCCCTAGCGGGGTCTTTGTTTTTGTATTTTTCCATGATTTTTCGATGTCTCTGTTATCGATTAGATTAAATAATATTATGTGGTAGTGTGGTCTTAAGGTAATGTCCCCATATTCTCCACACGCATAATATCTTATTGGTTTAGGGTTTTTGATTCCCTTTTTTTTCGCGGTTTCTTTGTTGTAGTATCTTAACAATTTGAAGAAGTCCTGAAGGTCTTTTTTTTGTAGTACTTGCCGTTCGTCGGCATACGTTACCTCGTGGTCTGCATATGTTAAGGTTATAAATTGTGATGTTTCCGCGTCTTTGAGTTCCTGATAGAGTCTGAAAGTCCATGACTTGCGTCTTCGTCCTTTACATTCATGACAACGTCCGCAAGGGACGTTTTGGCGTCCTTCGGGTGTGTTGATGTTTATAGGAGAGATACAAGGCATATTTATAGTCTGATTCCGCCTCTTGATTGCATTACACGGACTGCTCTGCGTCCTGATTTGCGTCTTGATTTTCTTCTGCTTCTGTAAGCCATAGTTTTAAGTATTAGAGTTAATTAAATAATCGTTTTATCCACGCTTGCGCTTCTTTTAGTGGCAGTCCCATAGCCTTCATCATTAATACATATGATTGAGTCGCTTTGTCGGCCATAGAGACTCCGAGGTCTCTTAAGTATTTGCGGTCTTCTTCGTTTCCTGCTTCGAATCTTAAGCCTTGTAATTTGAGTTTAGAGATTTCGTCTGCTTCTTTAATACTATCCTTTCCGTAATTAAGATAGTAATATCTATGTAAGGCACCTTTATCGATGTCTGTCTGCCAACCTGCCTCACGTGAGCTTCTTCTTAGTCCTCGATGAAATACATCGTAGTTATCCATAAAGTCTATGTCTCCACGTTTGAGGGCAAGTTCTTTTAATCCTAAATCTACTTTTTTTATTCCTGCTTCTGTATAAGCGTTGTCTGTTTGTGCTTTAATAAGATCGGTCTGTGCTTTTTGTTGTTGCATGTTTTGATAAACGCCCATAGCTTCCAAAGGGTTAATCTTTGGTGCCTTTTGTGTTGGGGCGTTATATTTTGGCATTTGTCCTGATGTGTTGCCTGCGACAGTGCCTGAGCCGTAGACCATGTTTTTGTTAAGACCTGCGTTTTCGAGTCTCTTCATCTGTGCTGAAGGATCGTTGTATGCGTTGTTTCTGTTCCACATTTCGAGGTCTTTGGAGTAGGCGTATTCTGCCATTTTCATGTTTTGTCTGTTTCCTGTTCCGAGAAGTCCGTCTATTAGACTACTTCCTGCGCCTATTATAGCGCCCCATGGGGTTGCTTTGGCTACTGATTTTATTCCGTCTACGGGTGTCATATTTTTGTTTTTACAATGTTAGTGATTTTTTTCATTTGTTCCAAATGATGTTCTTAAAGAACCAGCGTCGGGATGATTCCCCCGACAGTGAAGCGCCGTCGGGCGCCCGAACCTATTCTGTCGCGTTTCACTTGCTTCCTGCGGACGCTTTTCTTTGTTTACGTCGGGATAAATCCCGCCTATTTTTTGTTTTTTTGTGTGCATTTTTTGAGGTTTCCTGTCAATGCGTACCGTATTATCAAGAGAGTACGGTACGAGTTGACATTTTTCTGCAAACACTTCGTGGTTTGCGATGTTTATTTTAGCAATAGCCTTAGAGGGGCGTTTGCCCCTCTTTTTAGCTATTGGCTTATTATTTTGCGTCTGATACATTACCTTCCTTTGCTTCACTGCGTTCCACTATGTCAGGGCTTGTCTCCGCCGCTTTTTTATTCGCCATAGCTTTTTTATTGACTTCGTCAATAGTGTTGGCTATTTGCTTTTTTACCTCGCTTTTTAGCTCGTGTTTTACGAAGATGTCTTCGTTTTGTAATTGTTGATAATCCAGACTGTCAAAGTCAGGATTTTCGGCATAAATGCCGGTGCGTTCTATACCCTCAGGGTAATAACCCTTCGTGTGTTTAGTTAAGAGTTCACGGAGCGTGTAAGTTTCTCCTGCGATAGTTTTTGAGGGTAACGTGTTAACCGTTCCCTTAGGGCGTTTCCATCCATGTTTTGGGGTTACTAACCCCGTGATGATTACTTCCTTTGTCGTCGTTTTTTTCATGTATATTGCTTTATAAGGTTTACAATGAAGGAATACTAAAGTAAGGCATAGGGCGTAAAGCCTGAACGTCGTTATAGATTTGTACATATAATTCGTCTGTTTCTGTGTCTTCAACCGCAAAGATACGTTTTGTCGGGTTTGATATTACAAATTGCTCGTTCAGTGCAGGGGGGGTCTCAAAGTACTGACCCATGTGCCAGTATTGTAAATTATCCCTAAAGTCTCCGTGAACTGATGACTGTTGATATTTATATTCTGCGTAACGTTGCTGATAGCCAAATGTGGCATTATTTATATTGTTATCGTTGAAATCGTAATAGATTTCCTTTTGAAGAACTTCCTGTTCGCCTAAATTGGCGAATGAAGGCCAGTAGTAATCGAACTTGTCAAATTTTGACCACGTTCTTTCCAAGCCTTGCTGATAGGCTGTTTTAGGTAACACCGAAATTATACCTATTACGTATCCGTGTTCTTCAAATGATTTTTTGAAACCGTTGGTTTTGCCTACAGAGACGCCATGACCCGTCATGTCTCCTTGTGGGTTAGATGAAGGGACGCCCATATCTGAGGCTGAGTAAGTAGAAAGTACTTCTGAGATTACGACAGGTTGTCTTCCACCGCCTAAGAATTCAGGTCGTTGGAGACGTGCGTCGGATGATTTAACGCCAAAATGAGACATTATCTGCTCTATATACCTACTTCCACCTCTAGCGGATTTTTCAAGCCATTCCTGAAGCTTATTTGCCTTCCTGAGTTCGTTTATTGTGGTTGCATCTACGTCTAAAGAGACGCCTTTCTTAGTTCCCGAAAGGTTTACCTGTAGATTACGTTCGTTAGATGCAGGCTGGTTTGCATCGGCTGAGATAGGGAAATCTGTTCCTGGTCCTGTTGGAAAGTCCGAGCCGTCTGTGATTCGTGCCGTTGTAATAGAGCCAAGAGGGATTTGTGCCTCGCCACCTCTTTGTGGCCAAGGCAATGCGGATGTGAAATAGTCCTTCTCCCATGCTCTGTTTCTCATTTTACATATATTCGCAGCTTCTGATGTTGCCTGTCCTGAGGTTTTTGTGAAGGGTATTTTATCTTCGAGGTTTTGGTCTCTGTAGTATTCGTTGTAAATTAAAGAGTAAGCCCTGAACGGCAGGGCTGATATTTTTGTTCCTCCTGTGTAGGTTGCAGTTTCATCCATTACGGGTATACCGAAATAGTCTGCAAGTGTTCCTTTTTTAAACAGTTCTTTATTGTCTTCGTACATGTCTATATAAGGGAAGGGAGGCTCAGCAGTTCCGTCTTCTCCACCTGTAATAAAGTCTTCCCATTCTTCCCAGACTAGTCTGTTGGGTACGAAAAAGTAGTGTGTTGTAACGTTCATTCTGTGCATGACGGGTGCTAACATAGGGGCAAGTCTTATCATGACTTCGCTGTTGACCTTGAAGCTAT